AGGCAACATTGTCCAGTCCGAGGTACCTAAAGCGTTTAAACAGACACCTAAGACCATCACGCCAAACCAGATTGATGAGATGGCTCAAAACTTACCACGTAAAACTGGCACATTAGGTGTTAAAAAGAAGTTATCTATTTACTCTCCAGAGGCGGAAGAAGCCAAGCAGCAGATCATTGATGGCGCTAAATCCATTGCAAACATGGATCAGAGAAAAAGAGAAAATACACGTTATTCCGATTTGCCGCAAGGTCCTTACGCTTATAGATACTATGAAGCTACCAAACTGCTTCCAAAGCCTATTGATAAGTTAAAAAGAATAACAGATAGAAATAGCGAATCTTTATGGCAAGATTATGAATGGATTGCTAACGTTGATGGAACGCTTTTTGCTTTAAACAAAAGAGAAGATCCAGATTACGACCCTTATGGAACTCGTGAAGACGAGGGAGAAGAGGGTGAAGAAGCCGTTAAATTTGGTAAATACAACTATGCATACACTCCATTAATGGATGATTTGGTTTCTGGTCAAATGGCTATGAACAGAATTGATAAAAGCAAGAGACCAAATACTGACGAGAAACAAACAGATCATTTTGACCAAAAAGAGTTGTTTAAAGATATGCGTGAGAGCCTTAAAGCTCCAGCAAAATTATCTTTAGCTCCTAACGCTCCTCCGCAAGGCACGTTTACAACACTTGTGCCAAATGAAACTGCTGGCAAGCGTTTAACCGACACCATTACTAACGTAATGAAGTTCTTTAAAGATCCAGAAGAACGCATAAAGACTCGTATAGCGTTTATTGATCCCAATTCGGGACTAGCAAGAAGCTTAAAAGACACTCCAATCTACGATGCCAATGGTGTTCTGCGTGCTGATTTGTTGGCTAGAGGCAAAGCTCAGACTATTAACATCATCCGCAATGGTTTGCAAACGGGAATTCCCATCATCAATTCTGATGGATCTGTCATCATCCAAAGAGATGACGTAAACAACTTGGCTAACAGCCAGGTAATAGCAGATCGTTTAAATGACAACCAGTACGTAACTGACTCTGGTTTAAGCGGTAGAGGCTATGTTGCTGAAGTAGCTCGTGCCCTTCGTGGTAAAGAAATCATGGCAGAGGACAAAGCATTCAACAAAACACAGAAGAATGTTAAGAACCACGTAAACAGAGAAAAGCAGATCAAGCCTGAACAAATTAAATGGGCAGAGCAACAACTTAAAAACGTGCCTGAGTTAGAGCAGATCTTTGATATTTGGAAGAACGTTAATACTGGCTTGTTAAATCTATGGGAAGAAGTAGGTCTCCTAGACAAGAAACAAGCTGATGAATACCGTTCTAAGAAGTACTACGTATCTTTAGCGGCTTCTAATGCCGACCTAGAAGAGATGATGGAGCGTCAGTTAGGTTATACCGCCTCTGGTTTGAAGTCCACTCCCAAAATCCACAAACTCAAAGGTTCTTCTGATTTAGAGCGTAACATTTGGGAAAACATTGATAAGCAATACGCATCTATGTTGGCTGGTGCTTATCAAAACCAAGTGCGTAAAGTTGCGGTAGAGCAATTGATTGGTGCTGGTGCGGCAAGTATTCCATCTAGGATGAAAAACGGCAAAGAAGTCGCAGCTCCTTTGGCTGAAGGCATCAACCTACGTTATAAAGACCCAACCAATCCATTGGCAGATAACAAAGGTGTGGTTCATGTAATTGTGAACAACCCTGTAGACTTAGCCGCATTTGAGTCATTCCATTACGAACTATCCCCGCTAATGAAATTTTTTGGTGGAGCTACTAACGTCCTCCGTGCAACTGCTTTGATCAATCCAATGTTCTGGATTCGTCAGCTTATTCGTGACCCAATTCATGCGGCTTTAGTAGCCAATAGCGGTATTACAACCCCATTCCACTCTGCTAAAGAGTTTATCAATGTGCTTGCAAATAACTCGCCAGAGGCTCGTATCTTGGCTGAACGTGGAGTTATCGGTCAGTACGATAGCACCGTAGATTTACATTCATACCTTGAGCAAACTGGCAGAGAACAGCTTCCTAAAGGCAATTTAAACAAGCTCTTCCATAAGCTAATGCAGATTCACGAAGCATCTGACGCTTCTACTCGTATTGCTATCTTCAAGAAAGAGAAGCAAGCTGGTTTAGATAAGGGAATGACCGAAGAGCAAGCAACTAACTTTGCAGTTATGAAAGCACGTGAGTCCATTAACTTCATGATTCACGGCAACTCAAAGAGTTTAAATGCTCTCAGGCAGATGATTCCGTTCCTGTCTGCGTCCATCACATCTTTGGATACTGTTTACCGTGCAGCTACAGGATACAACTTGCCACCAGCAGAGAAGGCTGCCGCACAGAAGCTGTTTAAACAACGTGCTGCGTTAATGTTGGGCAGCAGCATTGCCTACGCTATGTTGATGCAAGACGATGACGAGTACAAGAAGTTGCCTGACTATGTCAAAGACAACAACTGGTTAATCAAGAACCCACTAGGCGAAGGCTTTATTAAAGTGGCGGTTCCTTATGAAGTTGGATTCCTGTTTAAAACATTGCCAGAGGTAGCTATTCGTGGCTTGGCTGGCAATTCTACAGGCAAAGAAATGATCAAGTCTTACTACGATGGTTTCTTGCATAACTTGCCTACTGGTGGTGTTCCTGTACCACAAGCCGTTAAGCCCGCCCTAGAGGTTATTACTAACTACTCATTCTTTACTGGCAACCCAATTGAAAGTATTGGCGAAGGCAGACTACCAGTTGAGATGCGTGGCAGAAACGCAAGTGAAACCGCTAAGTTCTTGAGTCAAGCTGGATTAGGCGCAGTAGGTCTGTCTCCCGCTAAGATTGATGCTCTAGTGCAAGGGTATATGGCAGAGGCTGGTACATTCTCATTCTCCTTGGCTGATCATTTGATTACTACCGTCCAAGGTAAAGAACCTACCTCTAAGAACTTGGCTAAACAACCATTCTTTAAATCATTCTTAACTGATCCAAACTCCAATAAAGCCGTTGCCGATTTCTATCAAATAGAGCAGACCGCCAATCAAGTGGCTCAAGAGTTCAGCACTATGACCAAAACTGGGTTAGGCAAAGAAGCGGTAGAACTAATGCAAGATGAAGACAAGCGTAAGCTCATGGCATCTGCTCCCGCCCTAAGAAGAGTAGCTACATCTATGACTACCATTCGCAAGGCAATTGAAGCTACTAACAACAATCAATCTATACCGCCTGATGAGCGTAGAGAAATGGTTAATAAACTTACTGCTCAATATAATCGGGTAGCAGAGCAAGGTGTCAAGTTAGCGAATACCCTAGGTATACGATAAATAGTTAGCATTTACTATAAAACCAGTATATGATTGACGTAATTTATTGTTGTAATTCAATAATTTACGGAGGCTTTTAATGGCGCATTACTTCCTAACGGATGACCAGTTTATAGAATCGTGGAAAAAGATAGGTAGTCCACAGAAGTTTGCAGAAAAACACGGAATGGATGTGCGCTCTGTATATAACAGACGAAGATCAATTGAATCTAGACTAGGCATTCAATTACCCACATCGGATGACAAAAGATATTCTCCAGTACGCAAACTAGAACAAGTCATTGGCAACGCTAGACGTGGATCAGATATGGAAAAGGGCAGAGTAGTAGTGTTTTCAGATGCTCATTTTTGGCCCGATGATTACACAACCGCCTACAAAGCCCTGTTGGAAGTTATCAAAGAGTTTAAACCCAAGGTTGTTATTGCTAACGGCGATGTTTTCGATGGCAGTCAAAATAGCAGACACCCTAGAATCGGGTGGACTCATAGCCCCTCAGTAAAAGAAGAGTTAGAAGCCTGTCAGGAGTTCATGGCGGGCATTGAAAGGGTCTCTAAAGGCGCTGAATTGGTGTGGACGATGGGTAACCATGACGCACGGTTTGAAACCTTCCTAGCCGCTCAAGTTCCTCAATATGAGGGAGTATCAGGGTTTACCCTTAAAGACCATTTCCCGTTCTGGAAACCCTGTTGGTCGTACTGGATTAACGAAGATACCTGTATTAAACACCGCTGGAAAGGCGGTTGGTCTGCTGGCAGGTCTAACAGTTTAAACAGTGGGGTCAATATAGTTACTGGGCATACGCACCAATTAACTATCCATCCGCTGACTGACTATAATGGAACCAGATATGGGATTCAGACTGGAACATTGGCTGACCCAAATGCAGAGCAATTTGTCCATTACACAGAAGACGGTGCAAAAGATTGGCGGTCAGGCTTTGCCTTGTTGTCGTTTGAACGAGGTCGGTTGATATTGCCAGAGTTAATCCAAGTTTGTGGAGAGGACGAATACGAATTTCGTGGTGCCATTCACAAGGTTTAAACATGAAGCTTACCCCTTCAATCCTTCGCAATCTGTATTCAGCGATCTACTGCATGAAGCCGTTTGATCGATGGGATATGCCCTTGCCTGAGCAAGTTAGCTTTATAGTGGACAAAGACCCAGAGGTCATGGGCACTTATTTATATGACGATGGGGAGCAGTTTGAACACGTCATTACTATTTCATCTGAAAGATGTGGTCATTTAGCAACAGTTATCAGGGTGCTATGCCATGAATGCGTTCATATGAGCCGTTGGAAGACCAATAAATGGTCACATCACGATGCGGAGTTCCGTAGGCGAACTAAGGTTATCAGCGATGAGCTAGGATTTGATCCCTTGGAATTGTAAATTTTGTGTAATTAAATACACATTTTGTAAAGTTTAAGAAACATATTGTAAAGTTTTGAGCCGTATTTGATGCTCATGCGGCTCAATTTGTGAGCCGTATTTAGTACCTAAAGGTATATATTTTGTATATACATTGATACCCATAGGTACAAATTTCCCTATCGGGAATTTTATTGAAATTTCATGCACTTTTTCATCAATTCTTCCCGTTCGGGAAATAAAAAAGGTTGCAAAAAGCAACCTTTAGGTACCAATTGAAACCTTTTACTTCTTCTTGCTATACAAGTCTTTCCAAGAATCCATTACGCAGTTGTACCAAAATTCGTACGCTTGCTTGGTTTGCTCAGTTAAAGTCTCAAACTTAACTAATGCATCTTTGTATTGTTTTTCAAAATCAAACATGGTTATCTCCATAAATTATGTTGCGATGCACCATTTTACATTACTTTGCCAAGATGTAAAGCCCCACGTTTGAAAAAGCATACCCGCTATAGACTACCGCCATAGCCATATTACCCCTTAAAGCCTGTTCTAAGCCTATATAAGCGTAGATCAGCCCTGTGACTATGATAAGCCACCCGCTCATTTTTTACACCGTTTCTGAACGTTTATAGGATCACTTTTGGTGACCTCAGAACAGGCATAAACAGGCTCTTTCATAGCCATTTCTACCCCTACGTACATTAGGTTAAAAAAAGCAATTAGGAATAGGGTAAACCCTACTAATACAAAGAACCGCATTTATTTTGCCTTTTTCGCCAAAGGCTTCTTTTTGGTTGCTGGCTTTCTTCCTTTAACAGGTTTAATAGATGCAACCTTAGCTCTTTCCTTAACTTGGTCGGAAGTGGCATATTCATTAAGTCCTTCTTTAAGCATAGCGATAAGCCCCCATTGGACGAGCACTTCGAGTCCGAGTTTGTCGAACCTAACAATAGCGTCAGCCGAACCATCTTTGTTCTCCTTTGTAACTTTCACAGAAATATCCACATCATTCTCCAAACTTTAATATTGGTTTATCTAAAGCTTCTAAAGCCCACGTTAAATACTGCCTAACTTCTTCCACATTTTCTCCACCAGACGTGGCTCGGCAATGACCCAAAGGTTTGCCAAGCTGATCGTAATACACCTCCCTAACCTCGATGTAACACTCGTCTTGGCATTCCTCTTCCACCATCTCAACTAGTCGTAGATTCCACGTCATTTTTGTATACCTTTCCATAAACCTTAGCAATCAATCTCAAAATATATTCTATGTCGTTTAAACTCAATTGTCCAAGCAGCTGGATAATTTTTACTACTGCCACATCATTATCTAGTGGTTGCGGTTTTACTATCGTTTCAATCATTTTTCCTCCAATATATCTTTAGCTGATATACCACGTTCTGCTAAAAGTTTTCGCATCTTTTCCAATGCCTTTTTTTCAATAACGGCTACTGTGTTCTTAGCAAGAAACATTGTTTCTGCAACTTTTGCTTGGCTCATTTCATACTGATCTTGTAATTGACTCATTTGTATACCTTTCTAGTTAAGGGTTGGGTGGATATGTAGATTACTTGCCACCCTCAAGTTTCGGAAGGAGGTCAGCGCCAGTTTTAGCAATCAAGGGGAACGCTGACCGAATATAAACATTCTGCATCTACAAGGCTTTAAAGGCTTATATCCTATGAACACCCCTTTCAATTTCTATTTTCATAAACTTGGTGGCGGGAACTTGATTGATACCATTTCCAAGAGTTCCTCTTCTGTCGTTTTAAAGGTGCGCTCAAATTGCTTTCTACCCATTCCGTGAATACTGGAATTTCCTCTATGATGTTCTGTGCAGAGCGGGATAACAGGAGACTTGCTTCGTATGCCACCTCTTCTAATGTGATGGATCTCCGCTGGAGTCCCTTCGTAGCCGAGCTTGTAACAAAGCGCACAACCGAATTCTGCGAGTTTTCTGTAATGTTCTTTTTCATCTTTGTTTGCCATGTTTAAACGTTACTTGATACGCTTGGCAATTTCTCGTTGCACATACCAAACCGCCTTGCGTAAGTCTTCTACCGCATTGTTTTTCTCGTCTGCCCGCCATATGTATTTCATAGCGTTACCAAGATTGAACCCCATATGTTCGGTAATCTGAATGCACTCTACACCCGATGGGTGGGTGGTGTAGTGCTTGGGATGGTTAACAGGGTCGTGCGTGTGGGTAACAGTATCGTCACCGTGATACATCCAACCGCCAAAAGGGATAGGCTCTTTTTCCATTTAATCCTCGCAATAAATAATAAATAAAACATAAAGAAAAAAACACGTTACAACAAACCCAATGAGGGCAAAAAAGGTAGTCAGAATAGTAATCATTTGTTCACCAATATTAGTATCAAAATCATTAAGGCAAGACCAATTTTGTACGCAACACCAAGCCAATACTGTCGTTTAAGCATGGCGGGATCACCAATAAGATACGACTGTAGCCTTAGCATATCGCTATCCTCTTCCACGTATTTAGGTTTTTGGTAATACTTCCCTATCTGAATTCCAGTAGAAGTCATGTAAGGGGTAACATTCGGATTAGCTTTTAGCAAATCCTTTTTAGACATCTTTTTGTTTTTAGAAACGTTACGGAAAAGATCCCGTAAAGACTCTGCGTTTAAACGATCTTCAGTTGTAAATGTTGTCATCACTCCTCCAGTTGTTTGCCGTGTTGAAATAACAAATGCTTTGGAACTAAGAATGCTTTCTTCCGAGAACTATCACCATTCCCTACAAACTCTACAAAAGTTAGCTTTTCTTGAAATATGCAATTCACAATACTCATGGGTTTAATTAACATAAACACGTGGTCATCATAAAAAAGCCAATAGTCCGCAGTCGTTGTAATAAGGGCTGAGGCTTTACCGCTCATTTCAATCTCAACAACAATGTTGCCAGTTTCGTTACTCATCGGGTCGTACTTAACTTCAACCGATTTATGTAACTCAGGTATCCAAATGTCGTAACCCTTAAAAGCCTCAATCAAACTAGCAGAGGAATATTTTTTACGTATCACCGCCAAAGCTTTGCTTTCTATAGCCTTGCCACGCTCAAGATCTTGATGAAAGGTGTTCATTTCTCTTGTGCCTTTCTTAGTATTGCTCTAGCAAACTCAATTACTCCTGTTTGCCAATCCATGTCTAAATGTTTTTCAGATAATTCTTTTATTTCCTCATCTGTTAATTTTTTCCAACAATTTTGTATTTTTTCTACATCTTGTGGGGTATGCGTACGTTTCATTTCTCTTGTGCCTTTCTTTCACGTACTATTTCTAGATAGTCTTCTATCGTCCCATCGCTCATACATTTCCAAAAGTATTCATAGCATTCCCTGACCTCTTCTTGGTACTTGGTAACAAACTGCATATAGAAATCAACAATCTCTTGGATGTCTTGCTCCATTTGCTCTGATATTTTTCTATGCTTTTTCATTTCTTTTAATCCTTTAGGTATCTTCTGTGCCAAAGGAATTCATTTCTTTCTTTTGCGCCCGCATCAATTAACTGTTGCTCTTGATACTTTTTACTGGTAAGACCAACATATATACCTCTTTCGGTATAACTTGGAACATACAATAACTCCCGCAAAACATAACATTTGTGATGTTTTTTTTCATACTTATCTTCATAGATGTCCATACAATCTCCGTTTATTTATTTGGCTACCATCATGTAGGCACCAAAGTTACCTATTACACTTGAAAAATAACATACCGCCAATGGGGTATTACCCTTAAGAAATAAATCTACCGCAAGACAAGCGTAGATCAATCCAAGGATAACGATCAAAGGGATGCTCATAATATGTAGTACCCCACCATAAATGTAGTGGTAATAATTTTGAACGTAGCCCCCATTAAAAATAGCCCGACAAAAAATGCAAGAATGATTGCAAACCACAATACAACTGTACAAATAAAATCCCAAATGCTTTCTAAAAGTAATCTCATAGTAGCTCCAATGATGGTTGTTTAAGTCTTTCTTTTTGCAACACTTCATACTCAGGGTTCAGCTCGCTGCCGATGTACTGCCTGTTTAAACGTTGTGCTACGGCAGCCGTAGTTCCAGAACCCATAAACGGATCTAGCACAATGTCTCCTACTTTGGTACTTGCAAGAACGCAAGGCTCAATTAATTCGGGCGGGTATACGGCAAAATGAGCACCCTTAAATGGCTTGGTAGTCACAGTCCATACAGACCGTTTATTAGCCATCTCGTAAGATTTCTCTAACCCCGAATGCGGGCTAAGTCCTGACCCCTCGTTGTGGTACTTGCCATCGCTTCTATCCCTAGTACCCCAATCTTCTTTAACAGGCTCTTTAATAGCTTCGTTATCAAAGTAATACTTAGAGTTCTTGGATAGCAAGAAGATGTATTCGTGGCTCTTGGTGCAACGATCCCGCACAGACTCAGGCATAGGGTTAGGCTTGCTCCAAATAATGTCTTGACGTAGATACCAACCATCTGCTTGCAAGGCAAAGGCAACCCGCCAAGGGATTCCTATCAGGTCTTTCTCTTTGAGTCCCGCCTGTTTGTTTCCACGTCTAGCACATACTTGCGGTAAGTCTTGTAGATTATTAGAAACAGTTTGCTTGACCAATGCCTGACCTTTGCCACCCCTATAGTTATAGTAGCTATCGCCAAGGTTTAACCAAACCGTTCCATCATCTGCCAGAATATCCTTAACCCGTTTAAACACATCGACTACAGCCGCCACGTACTCATCAACTGTTTGCTCAAGACCAATCTGACCATCAACTCCATAGTCTCGTAGCCCAAAGTAAGGGGGAGAGGTGACACAAGTCTGCACCGTAATGCCTTGCTTGTGCCATTCCTCCATAATGGTACGGCAGTCTCCGAACTCAATGCGGTTCATCTTTGGTAACCTACCCTGTTGCCGTTGTTATCGTAGATGTTGCGAGTGCCCTGACTATTTTGTACTTCATAGCCAATGCGGTTGCCTTGGTTGTTATAGATGCCATTCTTTGAGTCAAGGTTGTAAGGACTGTTCTCCCAGTTATATTGACTGTTCTTATAGTTATACTGACTGTTGTCGTAGTTATAAGGACTGTTTTTATAATTAAGGGGGTTGTTCTCCCAACTGGTTTGAGCGCAAGCATTATTAAACAATAAAAAATAGCAAGCCAAAGATGCCAATATTCCAACAAAGACACCAAACCAATACCCAAAGTTAAATGGTTTTTCCCAATCTTTCATTTGGCTCCCCTTTTCTTTTTAATTGCAACAATTCCTTGAGGCTCTTCCTTGACCCTACGTGCCTCTAGCATTGCATCTGCAAGTTCATACGATCTTCTTGCAATGCAGTCTTCGGGCATCAGTTCGGGGTGTAAACCGCCCCTTACAATAATGCCGTTCATCGCAAGCATGGCGCATACATCTCTATAGTCTTGATCATTCATCTTTATGTTCTCTCAAAAACTTTTCAATGTCATCGCTAACAACTTTGGCAAACGTCTTGCCCGATGGAAACATCATGGTTGCACCCTCGCAAGCATTTGCAATACGGATAGCCTCGTTTAAACCCTGATTAAAACCTTTGTTAAACGGGTCGTTATTTCCAGCCATCCGCATTTTGAATGCCTCCCTCGCCAATTGACCTACGCTAATATCCGATTTTTCTGCAAACTTGGTGATGCGTTCTTTCTCGGACTGCTCAAGGTAAATCGTTATGGAATTGCGTTCGTTAAAAAGGCTCTTCTTCGATCCATTGCTCATAATCAATTACCATTTCGTCAAATTTTTGTTGGGCATCTCGGTTGCCATTAAGTTCTGTTCGTGAATTGATACCGCAGATTCTATGTATAGCCTCTACCGCATCGTCTTCACTATCAACTGTTAACTCGTTTTCTTTTTTGAGCCACAACTGAAACTGTCTAGAGCGACATAGGATGCCCGCTTTCTTAACACGGTTGTCGTAGTGCTTGGCAGTCTCGTTGTCTTCGATACGTGCCATAGCCACACCATATCGTGCCCCAACAAAATCCCGCATTAACTCATCGGGGATCTCGTCAGGGTGGATATTGAGTGTCAGTACGAAACCAGTCTTGTCTTGTTTAAGTGCAATCTTGACTGCTTCAAACTGAAGTGCGTTCATTGTTTTTCCTATACTGTTCTTCTAAACGAATTTCTAGATAGTTAATAATGGTAGACAAACCCACAATGTCTTCCTTGGCTTGTTCTAATTCAGTTTTAACACCTTGCAGTTCAACTAAACGTTCACAAGCACGTTCTAAATTAGCGTATGTTTTCTCGTAGGCATCGATCCAACTAAATGCACCAAGCGGAATAGACTTTGGTTGTTTTGGCGCAGAACCAGAAGCATGAGATTGTTTAAACGTTTTCTTTTTGAAGGTATACTTTTTGCCCGCAACTGTTCTAGTGCGTTTGTTTTTAGACCCCAAAGGTCTGCCACGTTTTTTGGCTAATGGAAAATCAGAATTCGATGTCATCGTCTAACTCCTCTGCTTTAGTTTGTTGTGGTTGACCTTGTTGTTCTCTTGGCTTTTGCGCTTTGATCTGCAAATAAGTTAAGCCTGACTTGGCAGTCTGTTTCCATCCCGCCAACTCAACAGTAATCGTGCCATTGACTACATCGAACGTGCTTAGATCTAGCAAGATCTTGCCACGATAGTCAGGGGCTTTAGGATTAGTCTTGGTTTTGTTTGCAAAGAATGAACCTGAGTTCGGTTTCTCTTCGTACTTTTTTTCGTAAGTCATCATCACTCCTTAAATTTAGCTTTGTATTGTGCAAACGCCTCTTGCACTCGTTTAAACAACTCAGGTTTCTGCGCCTTCATTCTGTCGATGCCCGCCTGATTCTTCTTCCAAAAGCTTGAGAGTTCCTTGAGATCTTCGCAAGTGTCACCAAATTCAATCAACACTTCTGCAAGTGGCTCAAGATCCTCGTCCACCTTTGGCACTTCTTTTACTACTGGTTTTACTTCTACTGGAGCAGAGCCTGTGACCGCATCAAGCGCATCATGCTCAACGATAGATAGGGCAGTCACATATAAGTACCTACGTTGGTAGGTCTCAACTGCACCAATGTTCTGCACTTCATGACAACCTTTGAGATTCGCAGTACCCATAGGGGAAGTAAA